TTTGTTAATTGTGAGCGTCGGGCGTGCGTTGATCGTCTGACCCTGCACCGCGCCACGGGTGGCCAGCACGTCGGCGGGCCATTGCCAGTGATTGTCGGGTGAGCCTGCGTAGAAACGCAGATCGTCGATCTCGTCTTCACGCGATTCTGCTAGCGCAGAGACAGCCATGTCCAGCCGCGCGCGGGCGACTGTCAATATATCGGAAGCGCTATTCTTAGGCTTGCCGCCAGCCGCGACGTTAGCCGCCGCAACAATACCAGTAGGATCAGTCATTCCAAAACCCCTAAAATGTGAGGCTCACGCATGACGACGTAGGTCTTGTCATGCACAAATTCTTGCCCTACACCGAAGTATACGTGATCGCCGACCTTAACGTCTAGGCATCTGGGGCCGACTGCGACAACTTTTCCCGTCTCACTGTCTGAATGTTGTGGAAGCACAAACAATGGGTGTTTTTCCATGTCGCGCTCAATGATGACGCAGTCTTGTAATGCTTTCATTTTTTCTTTGCTGGTGTTGGGGCTGCGCGCTTGACAGAATATGCAATTGCCACGGCTTGCTTGACGGGCTTGCCTGCTTTGACTTCAGCGGCGACGTTTTTGCGAAACGCCTCAGGTGATTTTGATTTGACGAGTGGCATTTAACTTCCCATCCAAGAGGTTGCAACCACGCTTCGATCACTGTACGTGCGGCGCTGCGTGGGTTCACGCGCCTCACGGTGTGCCACAGGGTAGGCAAAAGTCACGCAGATCGCGTCTGCCGCGTCTGGTGATGCCAGCCCTCTGGCTTTCATGTCCTTTTTCGACTCCAAAAAGATCGTCCCCTTCGAGTCGGGCTTCATCATAGGCGAAATTAGATCAGTTTTTAAGAACCTGTCAAGCGGAATTGAGGCTGTTTTAAGCCAATCTTTCATCGCGCCCCACATTTCAGCCCGTTTGTTGCCGTACATGATGGGATTCTTGGCTTTATTACCAAAATTGATGCCTTTGACCTTGTATCGCTGCTCTTTCAAACGGTCGACAATGCCTGCACCCAGCCCACCCTCGTCGATCACCACTAAGGTAGGCTTAAATTCTTCAATCGCCTCAATAATGTGCCCCACCACGGTCATGGTGTCGTCGCCCCTGTGCCGGTCAATCCGCACAATGTCGCGGCCTTGCCTGACGGCGATGACGGTCGCGTCCGCGCCGAAACGCGCTGGGTCGACACCGATGACGATTGGTGCGCTGGCGTCCTGATATTTCGGGCGCTTCATCGCTTCGTCGACCAAGAACGCCCCGATGAACTGATCGTCACCTTCAGACGGGAACTGACCGTAGACCTCGACGTGCGCCTGCGCTGAGTCTGGGCCGTACTCGTCGATGATGCTCTGATACACCTGTTTGTCTGTGCCCTCGACCGTGCGGGCGTCCACAACTTTTGTTGTCCAAAAACCACGTTTGCTGTTGAACGTCTCGTAGAAGTACCCTGTGTTGCGGCGTGGGTTACTGAAGGCCATCCAAAACCTGTTGGGCGTGTTCTCGGTAAAGAAACCCGCCGTCACCGCCCAGATGCTGTCGTCGATACCTGACGCCTCGTCAAAGATGACCAGCACACCGTCGAAGTTGTGAACACCCGCGTAAGCGTCGGGATTCTCCGCTGACCACAGCCGCCCCTCGACGCCCCAGTAGCGCGTGCCTTTTTTAAGATCACGCTCGACCAGTTCCGTGAGCCACTTGGCTGGCATCAGCCTGGTGGCCGACACTTCAAACCAGTGACTGTTGAGCGACATCGCCAGCCACTTGGTAATCTCGGCCCAAGTGACAGAGCGCAGTTGAGACTCACTGTTAGCTGAGATGATGGTCGTGGAGCCTATTCTGGTCGAGAGCATCCAGATCGTGATCCATGAGACTAGGGCCGACTTACCAATACCACGGCCAGATGACACAGCGTGCCGTAGGGTGTCGTAGTTAATCTTGCCCTGGTTCTGTTTGATGTGGTTGGCTATTTCGGTGAGAACCTCACGCTGCCATTTGCGTGGGCCTTTGAAATGCTCCAGTGGTGTGCCTTGCTGCCCCCAGGGAAACGCGAACATTACAAACGCCAGTGGGTTGTCCTTGATCGCTGGCGCCCATAGGCGCGCCATCAGTTCCTGTTCATCTTCAGCGCTGTATATGGTCGATTGCATTTTGTACTTCTATAACTTGGGCGTCTTCTACATCTAAGGTTAAGGTGCGTTTTTGCGCCTCGGCCAGTGCGCCAGTGATTGATATGCGTTGGTCGACCTCGACAGATATGGCTTGCTTGGCCACCCAGCCGTGTTGATGTTTCAGGATTTCTAACGCCGATTTAGCGTCGCCTTGTAGCGCGGCTGATCGGAGGACGTTGGCCATCTCGATCTCAGCGTCTGCTTTGCCTTTTTGCGCAGCCATTTCGACGACGGGGTCAAGTTGCGTGAGTTGTCGGTATTCGGTAGGCAACATGCCTGCGGCCAATGCAAGGGCGTCGCCTTTGAGGCCAAGTTTGGCAGCGTCATACACCGCCTTCAAACGCGACTCTGTCGCTTGCACCTTGCGCGGCGTAAATGGGATTGAATAGAACATAGGCTCTCCTGCGCGTTTGCGAGTGGTTGTGAGTTTACAACAAAAAATAAATTTGCAAAGAAGGCCGTTTTTCAAAAAATAAAAAAATTGTTTGCAACCCATCCGTTTTTGCCTGGCCCTTGCCGCCGGCCCTACCCCCCCCCTCCGAGCAAAATGCCGTGAGTCATTGTGGGTCATGCCCCACACGGTCGGCCTTTACGCTGGCGCCACATGCCACGTGCTGCATGCAACATGGCCACGCGGCCGCATGTTGTGGGTCATTGTGGGTTATTGTTTTTGCATAGCTCACAATGACTCACGCGGAAAAGTACGAACTTTGTGTTTTCGGTTTTGTGGGTCATGTGGGTCATTGTGGCGCCCACTTTCAATCGGCGCCGCCCCAACATGCAACGCGACTTAACATAATATCTGTAAAGTGTAATAGATGATCTTTTTAATAACCCACAATGACACACAATAAACAAAAACCTAAATAACATGCGGCTTTGAGCGTGAGTCATTGACGGGCGCAAACGCCGCCCACGTTTTGCACACAATCGCACACGTGCATTAGGGTTTGTCCCTAGTAAAATATTTGTTGACAATGTAAAATAATCCTTTACAATATCTACATCAACAACAGAAAGGTGCAAACGCAATGTTAACTCTTCACGAATCCGCAAACTACTGCGCATATTTAATGAATAGCTCCGGCCTGATCGTCCAATCGACGCGCAAAACTGGCGGCGTTCAGATGCGCGCCGACCATCCACAATTCGCTGAATATGTGGACGCGTTCAGAACCGCGATCGACGCACGCGAAGCCGACGCGCTTTGCAAAGCATTGCTTAACTGAAAGAAAACCATGAACAAACACGATTTTTATGACATCTTGGCCGCTGTGGCCTTTGGCCTCATGCTCGCTTTTTTCTTAACTTACAGGGGATAAAAAATGTATCAAACAGTAAACACAGTTTCTAATTTCCGCGATGAATTCCGCGCCTGTGGGCGTGCTGACCAATTCTCATACGAAGCCCTCGGGCTTTTGTTTGAGTACTTTGAAGCCTACGAAATGGACACAGGCGAAGAGATCGAACTGGACGTCGTCTCCATTTGCTGTGATTACACCGAGGACAGCCCCGAGAACATTTGCGACCAGTACGGCATCGACACTGAGGGCATGGACGAGGACGAAGCGATCGAAGAGGTTATCGCCACGCTTGAAGCCAACGGCGCGTATGTAGGCAAAACAAACACCGGAACCATCATTTACAGGAACTATTGAAATGAAAACTTACAAAGTTAAAAAAACCTTTTACCAGTTTTATTACGCTGACGTTGAGGCCAACACTTACGACGAGGCCATGGCAAAAGCTAACCAGTTAGAGATCGACGACTGCACGCAAGACGAGTATGTCGAATGGGAAATTTATTCAGTAGATGAGGCGACGAAATGAAAACTTACGAAGTTAGTTATAAATACGAAACATGGGCGACTTACACAGTCGATGCCCACAACGCGTCAGAGGCCGAAAACATGGCGTATGAAATGCTACAACGCGACGAGGGCAGTTATTTGCACAATGGCGAATGGACTGACAAAGTTGTTGAAGACGTCACGCCCCCGCCTCCGTCTCTTACGCCCGATCAAGAGGCTTTTGTATTGGCCTACTGCGACGGCGTGTCAGACGCCCCGCGCGACATAGTGATCGACTATTTATTCGACCGGCCTGTTGATAGCGAGTACTACACCTCGATTGCTGACGCGTACAACATGTGGGACTTTGCCCGCGCACATTTTCAAAAGGAGCAAACAAAATGAACCCCGACAAGAAACGCGAATTCACACCCTACGCTTTCGGGATTGCCTATGCGGAGGCGAATCCGTGGCTGTTTAAAAATCTTTACGAAATGGAAGAGATCGCCTCGACTTTCTACACGCGAGGGTCAAAGGCTTACGGGTTTTTCATTGAAGGCTTCACCAAAGTTAAGGAACGAAAATGCAACACGACGAACTGAAGGCCAAGATTAGCGACCTGCTGATTGAAAACCACCCCGCTGAGTTGGCGCGGCTGACAGGCGAGGACGGCACCACCTGCAAAAAGATTGTTCACGAGTTATACATGGAACGTTTTAACGACCCCGCCTGTTGGCACGTTGAGCAGTCGGACGACATCTGGGTCATTTATGGCAACACGACAGACGAATGGCTCGATGAGAACGGCGAATATTTAGGGTTTGACACCGAGCAAGAGGCTAACGACTACATTCAGGAGACATTTAAATGCACGACATAAAAGATCAGCTAGAAATCGTTTGGGCTGCTTTGGAGGCTTACAGAGCCGACC